GACAACAACAGCGGGGGTATTTACGGTATTTGGATTAATCAACAAGACAATATTGCAAGTATCACCCCAACTGATCCTTCCGCTTCAACATGGGAGATTTCAGCAATAACTTTAGCGGCTTTGGCTCCTAACTTTACTGAGTTTCAAATTAAAAGAAATACAGGTAGCTTTACTGAAGAGGCTGCAATTGATTTGATTAACGGTTCTTCTTATGTAACTCAAACAATTACTTTGATGTTTCACCGAAGAGACAAAGATAAATCTAATGCAATTAAAATCTTAGGTTCTGGTCAACAATATTTGACTGCTATCATACTTGACGCTAACGGTACTTATTGGTACTTCCCATACCTACAAGTTACAGGTGTTGGTGAAGGTTCTGGTACTGCTAGAGCTGACGGTTCTAAGTACTCAGTTACTTTATTAGCTGAAAACGAGTATTTAGCTTATGCAATTGATGCAGCTGCAGTTACTCCTGTTATCTAATTACTGATTACTCTATTAAATTACCCTGCCAATTTAGGCGGGGTTTTTTATTTGTAAACAAATTGAACTTTTATAACAATATAGTTATGATTTATTTAGAACAAGGCGAAATAAACAAGGTAATTTTAACACTTAGCGAAGTATCTACTTTAGCTAATCCTTATTATCTTTTCGTTTTTACTAATGAGATGGACACTACAAGCACGCCCGTCTTATTTACTACACTAGATACAAGTGCATACACCAATAGATATAACTTATTCTTAATAGATGAGCCTACAGAACTCACCTTAACCAAAGGACAGTACATTTATGAAGTATATGAAAGTCTAGTAGTGCCTGAGTCAATAGAAGATACTACAGGCATAGTAATAGAAGAAGGTAGGATGGTAGTGAGTGGTCCAGTAATAAACACGATATACGCATAGACTATGGCATGGTACGATATTTTTAAAGCAAGTAATAAAACAGAAGTAATAGAAGGTTATCAATCTTTTAGTACACCCTTCCAAAAAGTAGGCGGTGCTAACTTGTCTTTACCTTATGTTAACGGTAGATTTACTACAGCTAACTATATACCCTTTGGTGAGGGCAATTTATATCCCGAACTTCTTAATCAAATGTATTACTCTAGTCCCTTACATGGTGCTATTTGTGACTACAAAACTAATGCAGTAATTGGTGGTGGTTTTGAACTTGTAACTAACAACTTAACACCACAACAGAAGCTAGACCTTTACACTTTTGAGCGTAAAACTAAGTTAGATAAAATGGTTAAGGCTACTACTAGACAGTTAGTGATCCATAACAGAGTCTATTTTAAACTATGCTTTAACGAAAAGCGTGAACTAGTTAAGATTGAAAATTTAAGCCCTGAAAAGATACGAGTAGGTAGAGACAAAAAGACTTATTTTATTTGTGATGATTGGGCTTCTAGAATAGATGTAAGACAAATTAAAAGATACCATATAACTAACCAGGACTACGAGCAATTATACTGCTATGAAATTGAAAGTATTGGACAGGATTACTATTCACTGCCTCAATATTCAAGTGCTTTAAACTTTGCTTTTTTAAGTGGCGAATTAAGTTACTTTGCAAAATCTAATATTCAAAATAGCGTTTTCCCGTCTTTTGCTATGATGTTTCCTAAGAGACCACAAAGCGAAGAAGAAAAGGATGTACTAAGAAGAACAATTGACAAGCTAAAAGGTGCGGCTAATGCAGGTAAAGCTGTAGCGTTCTTTGCTAACTCAGCAGAACAACTACCTAAAATAGAAAGCTTACCTACTAATGGTAATGATAAACTATTTCAAGAGGCTTCACAATTAAACACAGAGCAAATTTGTTTTAGTCACACTATTGACCCTATCTTAATGGGGGTTCGTACTACAGGAAGTTTGGGAAGTGGTAGCGACATTAAACAAGCTTATGTAATATTTGAAAAGAATGTGGTAATGCCTTTGCGTGGTATGGTTCAAGACATCTTTAACGAACTATTGAGTATATCTAAGCTTAGTGCTGAATTTAGTATTAACAATTTTCAAATCATTAACGAAACTATCGTACAATTAGAAGGTGACACCTCTAAAACAAATGATGCTTTGAACTCTTTGAGTCCTTTAGTAGCTACTAAGGTACTTGAAAATATGACTGTAAATGAAGTAAGAGCTTTAGCCTCTTTACCACCCATTGAAGGCGGTGACTTAACCTCAACAACTCTTTAATAATGCTATACTTTATAACTGAAACCTACTTAAAGACCAACACACCTATAACAGCCAATGTAGATGTTACTGATGTAACGCCGTACATAGCTACACAGGCTCAATTAAGAGTGCAACCAATATTAGGTAGTACTTTTTATAACGGATTGCTTACAGCGTATAATAACCAAACTTTAAGCCCTAATGAAACTATCTTAGTTGGTTTTATACAGCCTGTAATAGCGTGGCGTTCTGCAGAAGATGCTGTCTTTGGATTAACTTACCAATTAAAGAACAAAGGATTGCAAACTCAAAGCGGTGATTTCAGCGGGTCAGTAGGCAGGAATGAGGTAGCTTTTGGTATGGAGCACTACGCACAAAAGGCAGCCTTCTTTGAGCAAAGATTAATAAACTATTTACTAGCTAATAAAGATTTATTCCCTGGCTTTACAGATGAGGCAAATAGAGACACTGATTTACGCCCAATGATTGACAGGTGCAATTGTCAAGGTACTTGTTTAGGTAATTGTGGTGGGTTCCAAAGAGACAACGGTTATAACAATTCAATACTTATACTATGAGCGTAAATTTAATTAAAGATTGGCAGCTATCAACAGAAGGAGATTTACCAACTGCAAACAGCTTAAGTTTAATAGCATTTTATTATGGTGTAGATTTTGAAAATAGTGTTGACTTGTTAGGTGATATTGCTGCAATGATGGGTTATAACCCTGAAGAGTCTAAATTTTTTGGTGTACCTTATATGCAATTTATTAGCGAGAATATAACAGGTAATAAAGACGCTGAAGGCGGTTCTTATCTTCAAACAATAGTTAATAGTTTCGTATGAGACTACAGCTGTTCATTTTACTAGCGTCAATTCGCACAAGCTCACCGAAGTTGCTTGCTGTATTATGGACATTTTTTTTACCTGTAGCTAACTTACTTTTTTTAGTGGGGTTTTGTATCCTACTGGATACAGTTTTTGGATTGTGGAAGGCAAAGAAATTAAAGGAGAAAATATCTAGCAGAAGATTGTCGGCTATAATATCAAAGATGATGCTGTACCAAATCACCGTTATACTATTTTTTCTTATAGATAAGTTTATACTTAATTCTATAATGTTACAATTCTTTTCAGTGCCTTTAATGCTAACTAAAGTGATAGCACTTATATTAATTAGCATTGAGATATTTAGCATAGATGAGTCTTACAGGGCCGTTCATAAGTACGGCTTATGGTCCGCATTTAAGAGGGCAGTAGGTAGAGCTAAAGAAATTAAACTAGATATAGATGGACTCAAAGATTAATGCTTTTGTACACTTTATTCGTAAATGGGAGGGCGGTCTAAGTCGCCATACTTCAGATAGTGCAAGCTCTTACCCTTGTCCTACTAGCTTCAATGGTAAAAGTGGGTACCATACAAACGCAGGTATAACTTATGCAGCGTGGGTGCATAGCTTTGGTAAAGCAAACGATAGCCGTTTTCTAACAATGAACTCTGAAGATTGGTTCAAAGTATTTAAAGGATCATATTGGGATGGTGTCAAAGCTGACCAAATAAAAGATATTACACTGGCTATATTCTTAACTGAAATAGCATGGGGTTCAGGTACAAGTCAAGCCATTAAGACGGTGCAAAAGTGTGTTAATCAATGCGGTTTAAAGGTAACTATAGACGGTGCAATAGGACCGCAAACAATCACCGCAATAAACTCACTTAATGCTAGAGAATTACTAGCTGTTATGTTTGTAGAGCGTGAAAGATTTTTTAGAGCAATAGCCAAAGGTAAGAATTCTGTGTTTTTGAAAGGGTGGCTAAATAGATTAAACGACTTTAAAGCGTGTTTTTATGCGATTTAAGACACTTATAATAGTTTTAAGTACAATCACATTGCTTTTAGCTTGCAGTCAATCTAAGCGTGCTGTATGGCATTATAAAAAAGCTGTAAAAAATGGCCTATCTATTGACACCGATACAATAAGAGTAGCAACTATTGATAGCGTAGCGGTATCGTATAACGATACTATTATATTTGAAAAGATTTTAAGGTACAAAGATACTGTAATAAGAATTTTAGAGCTGCCTAAGACCAGGTGGCAAACACGAATTGAATACAGGTACAAAACGCAACTTGTTAAGCAGGATGTATTGAAGTACAAGTATATCTATAAGGATAAAAAGCAAGAGAAAGCCAAAACAAATTGGCGTTTATTCTTTTGGGGTGTTTTAGTAGGGTTCATTTTAAACTTTGCCTTACGAATTTTAGACAAATTATACAACCCATTCAATAAATAGTTTACATTTACACTAAAAAAATTAAGTGTATGACTAGAAACCGTTTATTTTTCGACATAGAAACTAGCTTTAATGTAGGTATATTTTGGCGTAGTGGTTACAATCTTACAATCAATCCTGGTGACATCATACACGAGCGTGCAATTATTTGCATTTGCTATAAATGGGAAGGTGAAGATGAGGTGCATAGCTTAGAGTGGGACAAAAACCAAAGTGACAAAGCAATGCTTAAGAAGTTTTTAAAGGTTATAGCTCAAGCTGAAGAAATTGTGGCACACAATGGTGATCGCTTTGATATGAAGTGGCTAAGAACAAGGTGTATATTTCACGATTTAAAAATGCCACCTGTATACAATACTATTGACACCCTTAAAGAAGCTAAAAGATACTTTAACTTTAATTCAAATAAACTAGATTACATTGCTAAATTTTTGGGTGTAGGTGCGAAGCTTCAAACAGGCGGCTTAGATTTATGGAAGGACATAGTATTTAAAAAGTCACCTGAAGCAATGGATAAGATGGTAGAATATTGTAAGATGGATGTAACCGTATTACAGGCAGTATTTGACAAGCTCAATGAGTACACCCAAACCAAAGTAAACTATGCAGTATTAAGAGGTGGCGACAAGTATAATTGCCCTCAGTGCGGTGCGACTCATGTACACTATAATAAGAAGGTAACAACTGCAGCAGGCACCATCCACCATTGGCTAATATGTAAGCCTTGCAATAAGTACTTTAAGATTAATAACAAGACTTATATTGACTACCTAAAGTATAGTATTAAAAAGAAAAATATTTCTTAACTTTACAGCACTCTCATAGCGTGAGTTAATTTACCCTCATTAGACTTCGGTTTAGTGGGGGTTTTTTGTTACAAAATGCTTAACATATTAGCTAAAAACAATCAATAATGCTACTTCTAGGTAGCATATTAGCTACTTTTTGTAAACTATATAACTCATTATAGAGAATGGACTCACCAATTATTACTCTTTATCAGGGAATAGCCTTACCAAAAGGGTGGGTACATTAAGGATATACCCTTAATTATAAAATTGAAACCTATACTGGGCGTAGAACAAATGTTAAAAAATGTTAAAATATTACATAAAGTTATCTACATATGTAAATAAGTATTACATTTGTGTATACCAAAACGGTAAAACAATTAACAATTTAATTTAAACGCTATGAAAAAACTGATTGATTACTTTACACCAACTAACAAAGATGATGCTGAGTTAGGCAAAGCAATGCTTATAATAACAGGGGCAATTTTAATTATAATTTATTTAGCTAACATATGAAAAACTTAAGAGAAAAACACGAAGCTTGCATAGCAACCATTAACTTAATCTTAGAAGGTCAAAGAACACTTGATGAGATGCTTTGGTCAAATGGTAGAAACAAAGAGCAAGGTTTAACGCCTTATCATACTGAAGATGATATAAGAGCAGAGATAAGAGCTATTGAACGCTTACAAGAGAGATACACATTATTAACTTCTAAACTTTAAAGCAATGATAGAAAAGGAATATGATTTTACAACAGACCGCAAATGCGAAGTACAATATTTCAGCGAAGATTGCGAAATAGAATTTTTAGTAAACTTCACCTGGAGCTTCGGTGCGTGGAGTTATGATGGCGACTTAGATATTGAAGTTGAACTACAGGATAGCTTACAAATAATCAACGGAGTTAAGCACTACTACTACCCAAGTGTAAGTCAAGTAAACGAAATGGTAGAATTTATACAGGAGAAAATACTTGAAGATCCTAATGAATTTGGCTTTGAAGGTTATATAGATGCTGAAGAAGATTTTTATAACGATAATAAAGAATATTAAGATGGAAAATACATTTACACCCACGAGCTTTAGCATTAAACGAAAGATGCAATGGTGGAGAAACCAATCCTCACACGAGGATAAAGGCGGGAGCTTTGACTTAGATTTATACCTTGCCTATTTAGAGGCTCAAGATGATTATTTAAATCCTAAAAAACAAGACAATGAAAATAACAAACGAAGATAATATGGAGCTAATGGCTCGCTATCCTGACAATTACTTTGACTTGGCAATAGTTGACCCACCTTATGGAATTGAAAGGTTTAAGAATGTAACGACAAACCCAAGTGAAAAAGATGTACACGCTAAAAGATTTCAAAGAATGGAAAGCGTAAACAATGAAAAACCAAGTAATGAGTATTGGAAAGAATTATTTAGAGTTAGTAAAAATCAAATAGTTTGGGGTGCGAATAATTTTCAATTACCACCAAGCGAATATTTTTTGTGTTGGAATAAAGAGCAAGCAATGCCAAACTTTGCTACGTTAGAATATGCGTGGGTTAGTATGGGATTAAAAAAACCTGCCAAATTATTTACTTATTCAATACATAAACATAATCAAGTTGATAAAGTACACCCTACACAAAAACCCGTTGCACTTTACAAATGGATACTTGACAAGTACGCGAAAGAAGGCGACAAGATTTTAGACACTCACTTAGGAAGCGGAAGTATTGCGATAGCCTGCCACGATTACGGCTTTGATTTAACAGCGTGCGAACTTGATACCGAGTATTTTGATAAGGCTATGAAAAGAATAACAAATCACACTAACCAACAAAAATTATTTTTATGATAAACAAAATTGAACAACGGAGAGAATTCAACAACGAAGCAATAACGCAACAATGGCTATTTGCTGATATGAACGGCAACCTAACACTAAAGCAATACCTAAACTTTCGTGAGTGGTATGTTAACAGATGCAAAGAGCTATTTGCTTACAATAAAAACACGATTATGAGACACTTTGATAGTTTCTTTTTAGTGTACGGCTTTGATATTTTACAACAACAAACAAACGGAGATGAAATCATATAGACTAACATACGAAATAGACGGCAATGCGGTTGAAACCTATTACTTTATTTGCAGGAATATTGCAGTTTGGAAACAACGCCAACTTCAAAACGATGGTAACCATTATTCAGGCACTTTTAAAATAGTAATACAATGAGCAGAATAGAAGAAATAAAACAAGTAATACTTGAGGAAGGCTTACACCTACCAAACAGGCAAAGGGACAAAGTTTACCGCCGCTTCTTTTTAGCTCACTTGTTAAGAAAAGAAAAGTTGATGCTTAGAGAAATAGGTGAGATATTTAATAAGACTCATGCAACGATCATCCATTCAATAGAAAGCCATAAGCACTGGCATAGAGTTAGAGATGAGCAGTATTTAAATTGTACACTTGACTTAAGAGAAAGATTCCCGATTAGAATAACTTTAAGACAAGAGATATTAAAGGTCAATAATATGAGAGAGCTCACTGATCTAAAGGCAAAAATAAAAGGCTGTCTTTACTGAAAGGTGCAAGTTGCGTTTCTGCATTCTATATATATATATCGAAGCTTAGAATAAAAAAATAAAAAAACTCAAAAAACTGAAAATTAAGTCTCCTATCGCCGTGGCCCTGTGGGAGTATAGGTTTTGGCTTTTTTGTAACTTGCACGCAACTTGCACTAATTGATTTAACTTGCACTAAATGGGTAATTTTGCCTATATTTGATAAAAATAACGCTATGATAAGTATCTATAAAAGTATTCAACAGCCATTTGATAAGAACTACATAACCGTAGAACAGGCTATTGATAGAATTAAAAACAGCAGGTACGCTGAAAAGATTACCGCTATGCGTAATATGCCTAAGGCACTTTACGACAAAGAAAAACAAACACTACCTGTTTACAGATGGTCAGGACAATTCGACTACGGTAATGATAAGGGTATCTTAGAGCATTCGGGGTTAATATGCCTGGACTTTGACGGCTACAAAGATGATAAGGAGCTTAAAGCTGCAAGGCTTAGTTTAATGTTAAAGCCATTTGTTTATATTATGTTTACCTCACCTTCAGGCAAAGGGTTGAAAGTCGTAGTTAAGATACCCGCTTCAGTTGACAGCCATCGTGGACATTTTTTGTCCTTAGAAAAGGAACTCAGCAATAAGCACTGGGACAATACAAGTATAAATATTAGTAGGGCCTGCTTCGACTCATACGACCCCGGTATCTTTGTCAATGTTAATGCTGAAACTTATACAGCTATCTTAGAAGAGATTGAAGAGATTGATTATTCTTACCTTGCTACTATTCCTATGAAGAGTACTAATAAGATTATTAATAACCTTCAAAAATGGTTTGACTCTAAGTATGATTTAATGGAAGGTAGCCGTAATAAGTCACTCTTTGCCTTTGCTTCTGCATTTAATCGGTACGGTATTAACCAGGTAGAGTGTGAACAATATATCTTAAATAGATATTCAGCAACTTTAGATCGTGATGAGCTTCTAAATTGTATTAAGTCAGGCTATAGAGATAAGGGAGATTTTGGGACTGCTCAATTTGAAGATAAGGAGATTGTTGAATATGTTAAAAAAGAGATTAAGTCAGGACAAACTAAGAAGGCAACTAAGGCAAAGCTAAAGGATTATTCTACAGATGAGGTAGAGATGATTATAGATAAAGCTGAAAGCGAACTGAAGAACTTTTGGCGTAAAGA